AGTCCAGCAGTTGTGGATCATCAGGAAAGCGCTGCTGGCCACTTGGCGCTCGGAGCCGGCCAAGTAGATGACGGACGCTGCGCTGGCAGCCATGCCGAGCACCTTGGTGGTGACCTTCTGCTTGTGCTCGCGCAGGCGGTTGTAAATAGCGATGCCTTCGAACATGTCGCCACCTGGTGAGTTGATGTACACCGTCACCTCACGGTCGCCGATGGCCCGCAGCGCTGCATCGATGCGCTTGACGGTAACGCCCTCCCCGTACCAGTCCTCACCGATCACGCCATAGATGGTGATGGTTTCCGAGGTGTTTTCCACGGCCGCCTGGATGGCGGGGTTCCATTTATCGAGCGCACGCGGGCTCATCTCGCTGCGCAGGCCGCGAGACTGGATCTTGTGTTTCATGGGTTACTCCCCGGAGTTGCTTTGGAGCCAGTTCATCAGCGCCGCGCGTGCGGCTTGGCTGTCGTTTTGTTTGCCCAGCTGGTCAAGCGGCACCAGGTTCGATTGCACGGTGAGGATGTCGCCGCCGGGCATGCTGGGCAGATTCTCTTTGTGCCGACCTTCGTTTCGGGTCATGTAGCCGTTTTGGCCCATGGTGCTGAGGTAGGCAGCACGGCCGGCACTGTCAGCGCGCAGGAAGGCTTCCAGCGAAAACTCCGCGTAGTGCTTGATCCGATCCACCGCTGTTAGGCATCGCTTGTTCACGCACTGCTCGATTGGCGCCGTGTAGGTCATGATGCAATAGGTCAGGAACGCGATTTGCTGTTGCTCAAGGCCTGTGCCCCAGTTGCTGCCCTTGTCGGTCTTCATCACCATCCAGGGCGGCACGCCGAACCAACGGCAGATCTCCTCGATGCTGTGCCCACGTGATTCGAGCAGTTGGGCGTCAGCCGGATTAATCCCGATCATCTCGGGCTTCACGCCCTGCTCAAGCACCGGGCTCTTACCCGCATTGAGCGCGCCAGAGATCGTCTTGACGTAGTCCCGAAACTCGGCACGCTGCGTAGGGTTGAGCGTCTTATCCACCGAGAAGGCTACGGTGGGCATCATCCCGTTCTTGAAGGTGGTATTGGCCGCATCGTCGGCCGACATGGCCGAGCCGAATACATCGGCGCCGTAACGAATCGCCGACAGACCCATTCGCCCGTCCAAGGTGAACGCTGGGATATGCAGCATGTCGGCCTGGGCGATCTCCCGGCGGGCGCCCTTGCGTGGCTGGAAGAAGTAGCGCAGCCTGCCATCGTCGTCCGGCTCGGGAGTCACCCGCGACGGCATCAAGAAATCTAGGGCGATGACCCTTCCACCGGACCGGTGAATCTCGCAGTAGGCATTTCCCCAAAGCAGCATCGAAGCAACAACCGCCTGCCAGAAGTGGAAAGCCGCCATGTCCTCGTTCGGGCTGTTGTGCACCACATCGTAGAGCGGGAAGTCTCGCGCCGTCTCACGCCCACCGTCCGGAAGGCGCCGGTAGATGCTGAGCGGCAAGCCTGCGACCGAGGTAGAGATGATGCGCACGCAGGCCCAGACCGCCGACAGGCGCATGGCCTTGTCGACCGTGACAGCCTTGCCGCTACTGGACTGGGCGCCCAAGAAGGCGCTCCAGAACCCACCGTCCGACAACCGAATGCTCTTGCCCAGCCAACTGCTCATGCTTGCCGAGGGTTTGGCGGCTGCAGTGCCGAGCGCTTGAGAGAGGGTTTTAATCACTGCTCAGCCCTCGGCGAATGAACGCTGCAATGCTGAACAGGCTGACCGAGCCCGCGATCAGAGACCAGCCCGTGCCCGCGAGCATCCAGACGCCCGCGCAGGCTAGGCCGAATCCGCACACCGCGCAGATGATGAAATAGTGAAATGCGTTCATGCGATCAGTGGATCCCGAATGCCGGCCATGAAGTTTTCCATGCCGCCCTGGCCCTCTGGATTGAGGGCCATCAGCGTCACAGCGTTGAATAGCGCCATCAGCGGGTCGATCTTGGCCGAGCCGCTGGCCTGCTTAGTAATGAGGATCGAGTTGCCACGGGGCTCGACTTTGGCGTTACCGCAGCACCAGGCCATCATCGGCTGGCCCCCGTGTAGCAGCGTACCCTCAGCCAGCTTGCGCTCGGCAGTCTTGATGGCTCCGCCCAGGCGCCAGCCTTGGGAAATGCCATCAATCTTTTCGCGCGGAATTCCAACAGCCTCCAGCGCATCGAGGATCGCGCCGACGCCGGCCGGGTCCAGCCCGACCTTATCTAGCAGGCCGGCCTGCTCGACCTGCGCCACCAGTTGTGCCACCGCCTCAATGTCGTCACCGATGCGTTCAACCAAGGTCAAGTGTCCATCCTTGGCGAAGTCGCGGATGCGCGGCGCTTCGGCTTTACGCCGCTCCAGTACTGATGGATGGGCCCAGGCATGGGTCCAGGTCAGCCAGCGCCGTGTGCCCTGCTCTCGGCCGAGTGCTGCAAAGCCAAGCAGGTCATCCAGCCCCCCGCCATCGACACCGATGTCGATCACTTCGCAGCGGTCGATGAGGTCTTCCAACGTGCGGCATAGCTCGGAGGTCTGTGTCTCCCAAAAATCAGCACCCGCCCAGCGATCCGAAAGCAACGCCAAGCCGATCTCGACGTTCAGGTGCTTGGCCAGGAAGCCGCGGAACGACTCTTCGCCGTCCAGCTGCGCCTGGGCGTACCCACGCTCGATGAAGGGTTCGTCAACCGACAGCCCCAAATTCGGGTTGGTGATGTACGCGTTAGAGAAGTCCCGGTGTTCGCCGGCGTCTAGCATCGCCTTGGGAAATTCATACAGCACCGGCAAGAACGACTTATCGACGATCTCGCCGTCGCGCACCTTGCGGGCGTACATCAGCTTCTGCCGGAACACGCCGGCCGGCGGGGCATCCGACTGGGTGGTGGCCCAGATGATGAATCCCTCCGGCCGGGATGCAAGGCCACCGGTGGCCTCGCGCAGCATCGCCTCAGCATTGGCGCGCTTGCCAAACACCCACAGCTCGTCGATGAACACGCCGATGGCCTTTTTGCCCGACACTGTCTCGCTGTCTGCTGCTACTACCTTGAGCGTGGCATTTGTCTGCCGGTGCGTCACCGTGCGCAGGTGATCCTGCACCTTGAGCAAGGCTTTTAGCTCGTCGTCGGCCGCCACCATGTCCCTGATCGGCAGGTAGGAGTTGTCCGCGATCTCTTTGGTCGGTGCGAGGATGATGAATTCACCCGAAGCGCGCCAGTTGATGATCAGCGCTGTCAGCATGATGCCGGCGGCAATGGTCGACTTGCCGTTCTTTTTACTGATCAGCAGCATGAACTCACTGACAAGGCGCCGGCCTGAATCTGGGTCGTAGGCCCCGAAGATCGCGGCCACGAACTGGTTGACCCAGTCACGCACGGTCTCGCACATCAATGGACTGCCAGTGGCGTCCACCATGCGCAACGCCCCGAACACTTCCAAGGCTTCCTTAGCCTCTGTCGGGAACAGCGGCTCGAACGGAATCAGGCTCTGGCGCGCAACGATGCGCTGTTCCCAATCTGGGCAGGCGGTTGACCATTCCATTATTTCACCGACTGCAGCGGACCGCGGCGGGTACCGAACTTGCCGGTGGCCGCTTTCTCTGCATTAGCCTGGGCCTGGTCCTTCTTACCGCTCTCGCCTTTTCGTGGATGGACGAATGGCATCAGCGCCTTTGCCGCGTCAACGCGCAGTTTCGGCTCGCTGCCCATGTCGTTCATCACCGACAGGAGAAAGTCCTTTGGATCGCGGTGCAGGAGTGCCTGGGCCAGGTCGAAGCCGGCGGGTTCCGGCTCGGAGTTATCCTCCGGTATCGATGGCGATTCATGACCCGGTTCTGGCTCTTTGACAGCCTTGGCGGCGGGCCTGGCTTTAACATCCGGTTTAACATCGCCTTTAACATCTGGGGGCATCAGCCCCAGGGCGCGTAGCTTCATCAGCTCAGCTGCGACATCCTTGTCCTTGACCAGCCGGGAGCCCGCCGCAGACGCTGTCTTCTCCGAATAACCAGCCGCCACAGCCGCGTCTCGATTGGACGCACCTTCCCTCAGCGCGGCGATGAAAGCGCGCTTGCGGGATGTTAAAGCCATTTAACAAAAATCCTGTGGGGGAAAAAAATCTGTACGTGGGGTCGGGAGCGGTCTAGCTAGATGAGAATCCCAAGCTTTTGACCCCCCTACCCCATTTGCAGCACGTCATTGGCGTGCCTCGGCCAACAGCCGGCACCTCTTTGGTGCGCCGCGCGGTCAGCCCACTACGCCTGCGGCCTCTTCGGCCTGCTTGACCGTGTCGTGGCAGGGCTTGCAGAGCGGTTGCCAGTTTTCCTGATTCCAGAACAGATCGCGATCACCCCGGTGCGGCACGACATGGTCAACAACGCTGGCGGCGGTCGTTCGCCCGATCTTAGCGCAGTAGACGCAGAGCGGGTGTTCTTCGAGATATCGCTCCCTCGCCTTCTGCCACTTGTAGTTGTATCCGCGCTGCGAGCTGGTCATTCCACTACGCCAACTGCTGGGGTCTACCAGCTTGACCCTAGTGTTTGCGGCTTCCTGTAGGCGGGGGCTGATCGTCTTGAGCCTGGCCATCAACGCACCTCGATCACGATGCCGCGCTCTATCCAGCGCGTGGCGCGACCAAGGTGAGGATCACGCCCGGTGAGGTGACACGCGAGCAGCACGCCAGCCAAGTAGTACTTCAACCACCAGCGGTGGCGGCAGACGATCGTTGAGTAAACCTTGGCCATGGCCGGCATTCCTTATCTCTTGTACCAAGTCAGCTGGTAGCACCGTGCATCAGGCGGCACCTCGGCGATCGGCCAGCGCAGGCAGTCCATGTGCTTGCGCTCTGGCCTGGTACGGCTGACCCGAAGCGTCTGCACCAGATAGGCCGAACCGGCTGCTGTGGTTATGTAATCGCCAACCGCGATGCCATCGGCGCCGTCCATATACAGCTTGCAGGGCGTATAAGGCGGCTTGGTCATGTCAGCAGAGCAGGCTAGTGATAGCCTGGCCTTGGTCCGCGACTCTGCTGGTCAACTTCGTTACGGCTTGGGCATGAGCAACGCCACCACTTTGAAGGCCATACTGCGGGGTTACCTTCACGAAGACCGCCTGCAAGTGCTCAGTAATGGACTTCCACTGCTCAGGCGTAGGGCGCTCGCCACCATTCAATTCAGCGAAGCCGTTGAGCCAGTAGGCGAACTGCTCTGGCGTCATGCGCGGCTGAATCGGCTGTGAGATGTTGGCACTGGTTACGGTGTTAGCAAGTGTCATGGGATTACCTCAGATGTTCGCGCCACGAAACGGCGCATTCCGATTTTGTGGCGCGGATCAATCAGTCCGCTGCATGCTGCACTCGCGTGCGATGTCAGAAGCGCGCTCGCGCACCTCCAGCGTCTGTCCATCGAACGTATGGACGATGGCGCAGATGCCGTGCCACTGAGAGCTGGCGCTGGCCTCGCTTACACGAGCGATAGCAGCAGGCGCCAGGTAGTGATCGTTGCCGCTGGTGCTGGTCAGCTTGATCAAGGTCGTTCCTCGCTCTGTACTCGGTTGAGGGCTTCGTCAGCCTTGTCGGCGGCCTGCGTGGCGGTGGTTGCTGCCTTCGATGCCTTTGCGGCGGCGCTTCCAGTCTGCCTGGCCAGCTCCTCCAGGCGCAGGTCGCGCTGCTCGGTCGCTGCGTCGTAGGCCCTGCGCACCTCGGCTACCTGCTCCAGGTAGGTCTTGGCCAGCGCCCATTGCGCCAGCTGGTAACCGCCAAAGCCGCCGCCGACCACCAGCAGCAGGGCAATGGCCCACACCTCGATGCGGCGCCACCAGCGGCGGGCCATGAATTCCCATGCGCATCTGTCCATCACCGGGCACCTCCAAGTTGGGCACGTAGGCGCGAGATCTCCTCGCTCTGGCTGGTGACCTTCTCGGTCAGCTGCTCCACCTGCCTGGTAAGCGCCAGGATGTTGCCCTCAAGCTTCCCCATGGATCGGGTCAGCTCGTTGCGCTCCTGGGCAAACTGATCGGCGCGCGTTTCGGCCAGCTTGCGAGCCTCGCGCTCGGAGTCGAGCAGCTCATTCAGGCGGCGCACGGTGCCGATATCGGCATTGTCCATTGCCCGATCGGCAGCATCCTTTGACAGGAATTTGCGCAGCCAGAGGAAGCCGCCCAGCAGGACAGTGCCCGTACCGCCCAGCCAGGTGGCTGTGCCTGGGCCGAGATCGGTCGGGTCCATTTTTTCTCCAAACTATGATGTAGGGCGCATAGATAGTCGGCGTGGGGTAATCGACCTTGCCTTATCTTCATCTGAACGCTAAAAGAATCGATGACCGGATCGGCCTCTTATCGGATGTGGAAAATGCTCAACCAATCGCTATTTCTCATTGAGTATCAGCTTCATGGTGAGGCGCGCAGCTTTATCATCCGTACAGAAAAAATGGATAACGCGGAAGCGTGGCATTGGGCTGCCTGTGATGCAGGCGTGGGCGTAATCCCAAAGTTCAGAACAGCGGACTTCAAAAAAATCTCGCGGCCCTTGGCTGAGCGCTACGGCATTACCGATGTTCATTGGAAAAAATCGAGCATCGCATGAAATATAAAATCGACTACAACCTCAGAGGACATGCCCGATTTTGGGTTTGCGATTCGCCGACGTCATTTCGCCAGGATGATGCTCTTGCTGTGCTTCTGCGGCTGCATGCTCATACAGATCCCCTGACGGCAATGCGCGTGCCGCTCCCGGTCGCTCGTGAAGATTTGGCCATGGCGGTTGCCGATTTGGGCATTTCCGATGTGCGCATCACGCTCTATGCCTAAACCCGTAACGTCCGCGCATGGCGGACGAGACGGGACTATCCAAATCAAATCCGGTGGCTATAGAAAAGCGAGTACGACTCAATGCCGTCGTTCGGCTGTTTGATGCCAGCGTTGGAGTAATGCATTGCTCGGATACCGACTTTCTGAGTCTCGCCGATTTTCAGGCCCGCGCCGATGCGATCCTCAAAGTTAAAGGCCGAACCAAAATCCTGATCCCCTGCGGAAGTGCCAGAGAACACCGCCAACCCAATGCCTGCTTCGATGAATGGCTTCACGTTACCGCTGCCAAACTCGTAAACGAACACAGGGGCGAAAGACAGTGAGTGAGCTCCACCAGAAGCGTCTCCAGCTTCCCAATAGGTGTAGCCAGCGTCCCAGTAGCCGGTTAAGCGGCCGGTGCTAGTCTCAAACCAGCTTTTGTCCCAGTCAAAGCCTACAGCGGCACGAGCGGTCAAACCGCCCTGGCTTGTCGCACCAATAGCGCCTGAGAGGTCAGCAGCCTGTGTGCTGGTAGCCAAGAGGGAGAACGCTGCAGCAGCGAAGATTTTTTTCATGATCACGGAATCCTGATGGTTTTACTTAGCAAGCTATCAGAAACAGAGTGCCATCAAATCGTTCCGCTGTAATGCAAAATTCCAAGGAAAAACCCTAACTAGATAGCCAGGGTTTGTAGTGTCACGTTGCTTGCAAGCTGGACACGCTGCTATGAAAACAGGTGTTTATCCGCGCGGAAAGCTTTTTATGCGGCTTCGCGCAATTGCTCGAGCGCGCAGTCTATCCAGGCCACGCCGGTATTGATTAGCTCACGAGCCTTTGCCTCACTCATCTGGTGATGGCGACCAACCCGCAGTGCTGGCCACTTTGCCCCGAAGTACAGCCACACGAATCCCCCCATTTGTGGGTTGCGCTTGCAAAGTCTGGCCACGGCGCCGTCCACGGCCAAGGCTAAATCGTCGGTGATGACATACTGCTTCAAACCGCCCCCAGTTGGAGCGTTGTCCCGTATGAGTGCATATAGAGGGCAAATGTACTGGGGCACACCCATTCCATCCATACGCCACCACCCCCACTGCTCCAGCATGTAAGCCGTATCACCCAGGGCCTTATCGACATAGGTTCGTTTTTTCATATGGTCATCAATCCCCGGTGTAGTTGGTGCCGCCGGCGCCGCGGCGGTTGTTCGTTTCGTATTGCTCGGATGGGCCCGTAGTGCGCGGTGGCCGCTGGCGATCAACCTGCTGCTCCAGCTCATGCACACGCAGGCCCAGCTGCGTGACAAGCTCCTCCAGCGGCAGCGGCTCGCCAGTGACGGCCGACAGCCAGCCCGATGCATTGCAGCGGCCACATGGCAACTCATAGAAGACGCCCTTGATCGCTGCCCTTCCGTTGCAATCTGGGCACCTGGCCAGGATGACCCGCTCCTTGCGCAGCGCTGGGCCGTGGCTTTTCATCACGCAGTCACCTTCAATCCTTGAGCATTGATCGCTGCAATGACTTCGCTCACCCATAGCTGGCCGTCAGTAGCCGCCGGCAAACGGACACACGCCTGGACGCGAGACTCTTCCCACACCACAAACATGGCCTCTTTGAGATTCTGCAACCGCTTGGCTGCAATGAGGTTGCCCTCGGCTACAGCTCTCGCGGTGGCGTGGTTGTGCCAAGACTCAAACTGCTCATGAACGATGTCCGGGGCGCTTTCGCTGGTCATTTTGAATCCTCGCTAGTAACAAATTCGGGATGGCGGCTACAGGCCTTGCCCGCTGCCGCCTGCGCCTGGATCTGTGGGATTTCGGATAAGGCCTCTGTAAGGCCGTGTATGCGCCCAAATCCGATGCCGTCTAACCAGGCATGCCACTTCTCAAGGGCCGCCCTGCGCTGCGCCATGGCCTGGGTGTGGATGTAGGTGCTGGCGATCTTGCCCAGTGAGTGGTTGAGCAGCATCTCGCCGATGTGCCCATCAATGCCAAGGTCGGTCCAGGTGCTGCGCGACACCTTGCGCAAGTCGTGACTGGTCCACTCGCCCCGGCCAAGCTCGGTGAACACGGCGCTGGCTTGGCCTTCGCTCAGGCACACGCCGCGCCGGTTCGGAAAAAGGTAAACACCTTCATACCCATCGGCCTGCTGGATAGTCCGGTACCGAGCCAGCAGCGCGCATAGCTGGGCGGTCAGCGGGAGGCGGTGTTCGGTCCGTGTCTTGGCGTTCGCCGCAGGGATGAACCATTCACCTGCCGTTACCGAAACCTCGCTCCACCGTGCCATACGGGTCTCGCCGATCCGGGTGCCATGCGCCAGCATCATCAGGGCCAGCATCACTTTCTCGGGCGCGTCATCAAAGGCATGTACCAGCTGCTGCATGACCTCAGGCAACTGCACGGCTCGCAGTCGGGAGGCCTTGGGCATGATCTTGGCCTTGGTGAAGTCGCTAAAGCGCATGCCGGCCATGGGATCGGCCACGACCAGCCCCAGGCGCTTTGCCTGCTTGAAGGCGGTCAGCAGCAACGCGA